GCCAATACCAAGCTCGCAGCGTCGCGTGCTCTCGGGGCGCTTGCCATTGCGAGGCTGCGGCATGTCGCCGGCTAAGTGCCGCGCCTGCGGCGAGAGGATGCGTGTCGATTCAAGCCGTCGGTGTGGCGACGTGCAACTCCAGTACGTGGTCTGCACACAATGCCAAGAGCGTCGGAAACGAGAAGTGCCACTGGCAGAGATCTGGGCAAAGCCGAGGCGCAAATGATCAGCAGCCAACCAAACACGATTGCCAACAATCTCTACGACCTCGAGCAGAGGGTCCAAGCGTTTGTCGGCGCTGCTATCGCGGCTGCGTCAAACGGTCTGACGGTGGCGGAGTTCTCCGAGCTATCGATCTCGCTTCTGCGGATTGTCATCGCCACTGCGGATTCGCTGCCGGCCGACAACTCAGACAAGAAGGCTTGGTGCGTCCAGGCCGTGGCCGACCTGTTTGACGCTGTGGCCATCCTGGCGGTCCCCAAGACGTTCCTGCCGATCTGGTGGGCCATTCGCCCGGCCGTTCGCAATCTGGTTCTCCTCGCGGCCGGCGGTGCCGTCGAGGCCCTTCTCCCTCTTGTCAGGATGGCACAGGCATGACGTACATGATCATCCTCGCGGCTGCGGCCGTTGTCTGCTTCTGGCCGCAGCTCGTGGCCGAGTTTGCCAAGCTGCGGGCCAACGCCAAGGGCATTGAGCCACGCTACATGCTGGCCGCGGCGATGGCCGCCGGCTGCGTTGTGGCGGTTGGGCTGGAGCACTTTGGCCAGGACCAGCAGCCAATGCCACCGGCCCCCCCTGCCCCGCTCCTGTTCACGCTTCGCGGCAAGTTCATCGGCCCCACGGCGAGCCAAGACGCTGCCATGTTGGGCGCTCTGTGCGACGAGCTCGCCAACGTGCTCGAGTACGACGCCGGCCAGGCAGAGCCACGGATTAAGACCGGGGCGGCAATCGAGGATCTCCGCCTGGCGGCCCGCGAGGCCCGGCTCCGCGGCGTGTCGCTTGGTGCGCGGCAGCCCCACGCACGGGATGCCGTCAAAGCGTACTTGGACCAGGCGGCCGGCACGTCAGGCGGGCCGCTGACGGCGGAGCAGCGTATGGCGTGGGTGTCTGCGTTCCGGGACGTGGGGAGGGCTGCCACCGATGCCGCGCGATGAAAACGGCGACCTGCTGATCTATGACCCGATGAGCTGGCGAGCCATTCTTGGCGGCGTGCTCGTTGCCGTGGCCGCGTGGATGGCCACGAGGGCGCTGGTCCATGCCGAGCGTGTGGTGACTGGCAACACCAACTACGGCTACGTGCCAGATCCGGTCGGCACAAAGCAGTTCCTCTCCGAGCTTGACCAGCCAAACTTCCGCCAAGCCGGGGCCGAGGCCGTCGAGAAAGCCAAGGGCGTCGACACGTTCCTCTATCGTGCCGCCGACAAGGCCAGCCGAGCTGTGTACGGCAAGCCGTTCGCGCCGTGGAACCAAGGCAACCACGGTTCCTGTGTCAGCTTTGGTTGGGGCATGGGAAGCTGGATTGGCCAATCGGTCTCGTGGGCGTCTGGCGAGCTACCGGCGCCGCCCAAAATGCCGGCCACCGAGTCGATCTACGGCGGATCGCGGACGGCCGGCAGACTGCCTCCGGTGACGTTTGCAGGCTACTCCGATGGCTCGTATGGCGGTGCGGCTGCTCGGTGGGTGGCTGGTCGCTGCAAAGACCCGACAGTCGGCGGGATCCTCTACCGGGAGAAGTACGGGGCGATTGACCTGTCGCAGTATTCGATCCCGCTCTCGCGCGAGTGGGGCAACAGCGGCGTGCCGCTCGAGCTCGCCCGACTGGCCCACCAGCACACAGCCACGGCCGTGGCCCAGATCAACGACTACGACTCGCTGGTGGCCAGCATTGAATCGGGCTATCCCGTGCCTGTCTGCTCAAACGTTGGGTTTGCTGCCACCAACGTCCGAGACAAAGACGGGTTCTTGCCAAGGGGCGGAACTTGGAACCACTGCATGGTTGCCATTGCCTGTCGCCACGCAGCAACAAGCGGCCGCGATGGCGTATTGATTTTGAACAGCTGGAACGACAGGTGGGTGGGCGGTCCCAAATGGCCGGCCGACCAGCCTGACGGCTCGTTCTGGATCTCGAAGGCCGACGCCACCAGCATCATCGCCCAGGGCGACAGCTTCGCAATCGGCTCCGTCGGCGGCTTCCGATACAGAGACCTTCACAACGGAAACTGGATGGCCAAATGAACCTAATTCTTTTGCTCGTCTTTGGTGCGATTGCCGGCGGCGTGGCCAAGTGGCTGCTGCCCGGAAAATGTCCTGCCGGCTGGGTGCCGACCATCGTGCTCGGCGTGATCGGCTCATTCGTGGGCGGCATCCCCTTTGGCGGCCACCCAGCCGGCTTTGTTGGCTCCGTGGCTGGGGCCTGTGTGGTTCTGTTCATCTACTCGATCTGGCAGGATGACAAATGACCAACTCCGATCTGCGAAAGATCTCGATTGCCGTGTTGGTGGCCGTGGCCGTGACGTGGTGCGCAGCCACGAGCGAGTACAGCCCGATCAAGCCCCAGCCCGAGAGGCCGGTTTTGCGGTTCATCCAGCGGCTTGCCCGCGTTGGCCTGTGGGTGATGTGGGCCGCCGAGCCACAGCCGCAGCCCACCGAGAACCTGGTCTATCACGCTCAGGCGTTCGACAAGGATGGCAACCGCGTGCTCGATCACGGGAAAGGCTGGTGATAGATGTGGGGCTCTCAAAAACTGAATCAGACAACCGGCATGATTCTTGTATGTCTTACCATTGCCAGTGCCGTTCTTGGCCTAGCCGGGGTGTGGGGATTTGTTGACAGCAATACGGGCGGGCAGCTGATTTTGACCTTTGCGATTATGGCCGCCACGACGTGCGCGGTTGGCGGCATAGCTGATAAGTTTTGGAAAGGACGGTGATCCATGTGGGGCTATCTGCTCTCGCTGTTAACGAGCTGGTCCGCCGATCCGGCTGCGATTGATCAGGAGCCACCGCGGGCAGCCGCGGCGGTGGCATACGCGTATGCGGCGATGACTCCCGACGTACTTTCAAAGTACGAACCCGAGCAACCAGCTTCAACGAAATCGGATTCCGCAGGAAAGTAATTGCGTCACCGTTCACCACTCGAAAGGATTTCGCAATGTCGCTCAAGCGCCGCCAGCTCCAGGATGAAGCCGCCAAGCTCGCCAGCCAGATCGAAGAGCTCCGGGCAGTCGCGCCCAAGGACGACGCCGAGGCTGCGACGATTGCGGAGCGGATCGACGAGGCCGCCAAGCGTGCCGAGCAGATCGAGCCGGAGCTCGCCCGCGAGTCGGCCCTCGACGCCCGGCTGCGGAGCCTGCGGTCGACCGTGACCGACGCCTGCGAACACCGCGACGCCCTGGTCGCCAAGGAAGCGCCGACCGTGGACCGGGCCGAAGCGGCCGCCGTCTACGGTTTCGGCTCGCGGAAGGAGGCCCGAGATGTGGGCGTTGCCCTCCGCGGCCTGATGCGAGGCGAGACCCGTGCGATGGGCGAGACCTCGAGCACGTACGACGCAAAGGGCTCCGAGTACGTCGTCACCCAGCTCTACAACGCGGTGATAAATATCCTCAAGTACCAATCGGTGGCGTTCCAGGTCGCCTCGACGTTCGAGACGCAGTCCAATCGGATCACGTTCCCCAAGGTTGGCGAAATTGTTGCCACCCCGGTCTCCGAGAACACCGACACCAGCGACACCGACATCAGCACCAGCGGGGCAACCTGCAACGTGCTCGACTGGCGGACCAGTGTCGCGGTCAGCAACACGCTGATCGAAGACAGCCCGGTGGACGTCGCCGGCCTGGTTGCCAGCCGTCTGGCCTACGGCTACGCCAAGAGCATCGACAAGGCATGGCTCCAGGGCTACTCATCGGGCGGCGTGACCATCGGCGGCCTCCACGCCGGGATCACCGACTACAACTCCGGTTCCAACGTGGTGACGGTCGCCAAGACCGCCGACACGACGGTGAAGAATTTTGCCGACATCGTCGGCAAGATCGACCCGTACGCGATCAACCCCAGCTGGGTTGTGGGTGCGGCGGGCTGGGCGGAGGTGATGAAGGTCTCGGCCACGCTGCTGAACGCCAACATTGTCAACGCCACCACGGCCCAGCTGTGGGGCTCGACCGTCCGCAAGGCATACAACATGCCCGCGAACGTCTACGCCATCTACGGTGACTTCAACTTCACCACGGCGATCGCCATGAAACCTGCCGGCCTCCAGATCACCGCAGCCCGCGAGCTGCTGATCAGGAAGAACGCCACGCTGTTCGTCGGCATCCAGCGGTTCGGCATCCTGAACCACGCTCCAGAGTTCGGTGCCTCGCTCGTCAAGGCCACCGTCTGAAACTGACCAGAGACCACGCTCCCCGCGGGCCGGGCCGTTCTCCTCGCGGCCCGGCCCGTGCCATGTAGTGACCATATGAAAATCAGACTCCTCCAGCAGTACAGAAGCTACCGACGCGGCGAGGTGGTCGAAGTGTCAGCCAGGATGGCCGAGCAGCTGGTGAAGTCGGGAATAGCGACGGCAGAGACTCAGGGCGACCTGCTGCCAACGGAACGGCGGGAAGCCGCCGTGGCGGCCCACGTGAACGTCAGAACGGCCGATCGACGCTAGGAGGCCCAGATGCCATACCCGTACCTCTACCCGGTCCAGATGGCCTACGGGGTGCCTTCTCCGCGGCATCCGGTTTCCACTGTGCCGATCACGCAGCCGAAGATCGAGCCGGTGAGCCTGACCGAAGCAAAGGCCCAGCTGCGGATCCTGCCAGACTTCAACGACGACGACGCCCTGGTCATGGCCCTGGTGGCCACCGGCAGGCGGCTTGTCGAGCGTCGGCTTGGCATTACGCTGATGGCCACGCAGTTCAAAGCGTCGTTTGCGGACCCGCTCGACCTGCTTTCAAACCGACACGAGAGCAACTGGTGGGGTTGGAGCGACACGCTTGAGCTCGCCTGCGGGCCGCTCCTGGTTGACGGCACGCACCCCGTGGTTGTGACCGCCGGCGGCGTGACGCTGAACCCAGCCACGTACACGGTCGACGCCGACTCGCGGCCCAACCGTATCCGTCTGACCGACCCCGGCAACAACTCTCAAATCGTCGTCACCTACTGGGCCGGACAGGCCACGCCGGCCACCGTGCCACCGACGCTCAAGTCGGCCATCATGCTGATGATCGGCCACCTCTGGGCAAACCGCGAAGCGGTGCTCACAACCGGCATGAATGCCGTCGAGCTACCGATGGGCGTTGACATGCTCCTGGCCGCAGAATCCACCACGGGGCTGTACTGATGCTCCCAGCCGGCATCCTCACCGAGATGGTGGTGGTCGAGGCCCCGACCGAGACCCGGAACGCTTTGGGCGAGACAACGCTGACGTGGTCTGAGTTTGGCAAGCGGTGGGCCTCGATCAGGGCCGTCAGCTACTCCGAGCAGGAGATCCGCAAGCAAACAACAGGCAACGCCACCCACACCATCCGTATGCGGTTCATGCCGGGGCTGACGGGCAAGATGCGTTTGCGGTGGAGCTCAAGGTCGAACCGGATCCTCTACATCTCGTCGGTGGTCGAGCACGGCCGCCGGGAAGAGCACGAGCTGGCCTGCGAGGAGAAAGTGACATGATTGCATTATCGTTCAATACGTCGTCTTTTGATCCAACGGCGTACGACATCGACAAGCAAATAAAAGCCCTAATGAGCCGCTACAAGGCTTTGCCAAAACATTTGGCTAAGAAGCACATGCAGGCGGCGATGCGGCGTTGCTTGCAAAAGGGCGTGCCTATCCTTCGTCGCCATACTCCACCACTTGGAATGAGGAGAGGCAGGAAAAGGGCAGGCTCAACATCTACAGGGGCTTTGAGGCGATCGGTTACGGCGAGGGCTGGGTTCACTGGCAGAAATTCCGACTGGGACGCTTTTGTGTGGGGCGTTTTGGGCTACAAGGCTGGCATTCAGTCGCGGAAGGCAATATGGCTGCAATACGGAACGGCAGCCGGAGGGCCTCGGTACGACATGATCGGAAGGGCTATGGCCGAGTACGGCCAGCCATCCGCCCAGCGTCTTGCGAGCGAGATGGGCGCGGCGCTGGAAAAGGCAACGCGAGAACTGGAAGCAAATTTGAACCCGACCAGAAAATACGAAGCGGGGGGCGGCTATTCGCCGGGCTAAATGGCATCACCCGAAGCATGGATCCGCTCCGCGATCGAGACAGCCACCAGCTGCTCGGCCTACCCGCAGGTGGTGCCGGAGTCGGCGGCTGTGCCGTTTGTGGTCTACGCCAGAGTGGCCACGTCTCGTGAGTCCCTTGGCGTTGCCGGCGTTGCGTTCCCGCCGGCTGGAACTTTTACCGTTGAAATCTACGCGGACACCTACTCGCAGGTGAAGACGCTGGCCGACCAGGTCCGCGTCGCGCTTGTCAACTTCAACGGCACGGCAAACGGCGCCACAATCACGTCTGTACTCCTGAACGACGAAAGAGACGGCGACCCCATCTTTTTCAACGGGCAGGACAAGCCGACATACATGGTCGAGCACAGCTACCAAATCCGATGGAGTGAGTGATCATGCCAACCGATGCCACGATTGCAGACAGTCAGGGGACAACGTTTACGTTTAACGGCGCAACGTTCCTGGCAAAGAACGTCAAAGTAAAGGTTGCCCAGGCTACGATCGATGTGACGCCACTGTCTCAGGCGGCCGGAACCATGCGCAAGCTCCAGGCGGCTCCGCTCAAGGACAACACCACGATCACGTGCGAATACTTTGGCACGACCGCTCCGACGATTGGCTCTTCTGGTGCAGTGTCCTGCTCGACGCTTGGCGTAACAGGGAACGCATTCTGCGAGGACTTTGAGCTTACCGCTGCCGTAGGCGAGTTGGTCATGGGCAACCTGTCGCTCAAGATGACAAGCTGACCGCCGGGAGGTGGCCATGCCGTACATCGAGGACAGCCAGGGCGCTACGCTGCTATTCAATGGCGTGGAGCTCGGGACTTACGTGTCGATGTCGCCGTCTTGGCAGACGGGCAACGTCCACGAGACGACAAGCGCCAACAGTCCGGTTCTTGGCAGCGGCGCCGACTCCCGCGTTCTGCGGCAATACAACGTCTCCGCAATGGAGCCCGGCCAGGTGCAGGTCCGGTTTCTTGGCAATCCGACCTTGAGCCTGAGCCAGATCGGCGTAACGGGGACGCTGGCGATTGTCTGGTCTGGTGGTTTGTATTCCGGGGCTGGGTTTGCCATCGATCTCAATGGCGACATCAAGGCAGGCGAGTTGATTCAATGGACGATGACGTTCCAATTCAGTGGTTATTACTAAGCCACGGAGGGCTCTATGCCACTGACTGCTGAAGAACTGCTTGACCTGGACGATCTGCGGAAGCCGACGAAGCTGGCCGTGCGAGCGTGGAAGCGAGACGTCTGGCTCCTGGATCCCACCGCCGACGTGCGTGACGATTGGGAGATCTTCTGCACCGCCAACGCCAACAAGCGGGCCAGTTGGCGGGCAAAGCTGGCTTCGCTCTTGGTCTGTGACGAGGACGGCAAGCGGCTCTTCTCCGATGCCGACATTCCAAGGCTTGGCAAGAAAAGCGCGGCGGCCCTGCACGAGATTTGGCAGGCCGGCACCAAACTATTGAGCGTCACCGATACGGAAATCGAGGAGCTCGAAAAAAACTAAGGAGCCCGGCCGGTGCGGTGGATCTGTTCATCCACCGGCTCGGGCTCCAGGTTGGAGAGTGGAACGTTGATCGATTGAAAAAACGGATTACGGTTCGGCAACTCAAAAGGTGGATGGCCTACTGGCGGGTTGAGCCGTTTGGCGACGATTGGCGGCGAAGTGGCCGGGCGGCGCTGGTGGCCAGTGGTGGACGGATTGAACCCGACAGCGAAGACAAGTTTCTTCCAAGCTTCCGAGAGAAGCAGCAGACAGAGGCCGAGATGCTGGCCGAGCTCAAGAAGATCCCGCAGTTCAAGAAGCAGCTGGAAGCGCAAGGCAAGTAAATGGCCACAATCGGCAAAGTCGCTGCGATCTTCTCCGCCTCAACCAGCGGGCTCAAAAGCGGCGTTGCTGATGCTGTTCGCTCGTTCAAGCAGATGGGCGGCGAGGCCGGCAAACTTTCGTCTGCTTTCAAGGTTTTGCGGGACGCTGGATCTCAAGGTGTTGGCGACGTTGGTCCAGCAGCTGCACGAGCATCAGCAAAGCTAGCCACAATGGAGTCGATGGCTGCCAAGCTGCAAGCCGGGCTAGCAAGCGGTGCAATCTCGGCAGCAGACTTTGCGCGGAAGATGGACATGATTACGGCCGAGGCCGCCCGCATGTCGGCTGCCGTGGCAAGAGGAATTGACGTTACGAGACAGCACGAAACGGCAGAGCAGAAACACGCAAGGGCAACGGACGAACTGGGCTCGCTTCTTCGAGAAGGTACGATCTCGCAGGATACGTTTGCGCGCGCCACAGCCAACGCCGGCAAGGAGCTAAACGACGCCACCGGCGTGACGGCAGCGCAAGAGGCCGCGTTTCAAAACATGGTCAACGTTCACCAGCGTGGCGCCGCCGTGTTTGCGGACGTTGCCACAGCGGAGGAGCGGCACGGCAATAAGCTCGAGGAGCTGCGTGGGCTCTTGGCCGCTGGTGCGATTAACCAGCAGACGTTTAACCGCGCAGTCAGCAAGGCAGACGACGAGCTCCGCCAGGCCAACGCCGGGGCGAACAAGTTCTCGGGAGCCCTTGGCGGTGCCGAGACTGCACTGGCTAAGGTCAACTCAAAGCTGAACGCACTGATCGGCATCCAGGCGGCTCAGTTGTTCTCGTCTGTGGCCTCGGCCGTCTCCAATGCTGCCAGGTCTCTTATCTCTTACGGGGCCGACCAGGCCGGCGTGGTGGACGCTACGCGCAACCTGTCGATCCGCCTTGGCATGACCTACGCAGAGTTTGCCGGGATCTCCCACGCGGCCAACCTGGCCGACGTGTCTATGGAGTCTGTGGGCAACGCAGCCCAGAAAGCGGAGGTGAACTTTGCCAAGGCCGCCAACGGCTCCAGCGTGGCTCAGGCGGCGTTTGGTGCTCTTGGCCTGTCCGTGGAGGAGCTGGGAGCCCTAAGCCCTGCCCAGCGGTTCCAGGCCATCTCGGCGGCGCTTAAGAACGTGCCGGACTCAGCCGAGCGAGCCCGCCTGGCTGTGGCGTTGTTCGGGCGATCCGGCGGCGAGCTGCTGCCAATGTTTGAGGAGGGCGCTGCCGGGATTGGTGACGCTGCCCGCGAGGCCGAGCGATTCGGCCTGGCTCTTACGCAGGACCAGGCCAACAGCATCGACTCGATGGGCGACTCGTTCCAGAAGGCGCAGCAGGCTGTGGCCGGCGTTGTTCAGCAAGTCGTGGCATACCTTGCCCCGGCCCTTGAGGGCGTGACCACGACGTTTACTGATCTGATCGGCAACGTTGGCGGCGCCAACATTGGCCAGTTCATTGGCGATGCCATCCTGAACGCTGCTGTCTACTTTGCAGGGATTGCTGACTACTTCGTTGCCGGGGCTACGAGCCTCTGGGAATACGCCAGCGAGGTGGGCGTCCAGTGGATTGCCGTCTGGGAGTACGCCAACCGGGCCGCGGCGTTCTTTGCTGGCGTTGGCGATGCGTTCAAGGCCGGGCTGGCGGCGGCCATGCTGGGGATCGTGACGCCCTTTGCCATGATCCTTGCAGGGATCAAGGAAGCGGCCGGGATGCTCGGCTACGAGTCTGCGGCGCTCGACAGTGCCGTGGCGGGCATGGACGCCTTCCGCGGCTCTCTTGGCACAGACATGGAAGCCGCGGCGGCATCGGCTGCCAAGAACTTTAACTATGCGCTCACGGGCGAGGGTGGCCCAAAGGCAGCCGGCGGCGAGTCCAAGAAAGGCCCCCTGGCGATGTCGCTTCAGGAATCGATCGACAAGGCCAAGGCGGACGCAGCCGCCAAGAACGCAGCAAGCCCTCAGACGATCGCCGCAAAGGATCAGAAGCCAGCGGGCGAGGTGGCGGCCGTTGGCCAAAGCACCGAGGCCCTTAAGGCCGTGGACAGCCGATCGAAGGAAGGCATCAGCGAGATGTTCCGACTGATGCGTGGTGGCGGCGACGAGATCCAAGAGAAGCAGTTGCACGTCCTTGAGCAGATCCACGACGATCTGTCGGAGGGCGACAGCCAGGACATAATGGAATTGGCGGGGGCGTAATGGCAGTTGTAAAAGTGGAAGAAGTAATCGGCGGAACCGGCCTCTCCGGCAAGTACGGCGAGTCGTTCACGTTTACACGTAAATGGCGAATCCGCGTCGACGATCCAAAGACATCGAAGGTGGTAATCTCGCGGGCGCCGGGCGTTGTCTTTGGGGCCGGGCATCCGGATTTTGCGGATCATAAAGCAATGGAGTTTGACTTGTCCGACGAAGACGGCGTCGGCATGTTCTGGATTATCACTGTCAAATATTACATCCCGCCCAAGGAAAACACGCCCGACAATACGACGGGGATGCCGAAGGACGATTGGAAGGCCACCGGCAGCACCACTACCGTGCCGGTGTTCAAAGACAAAGACGACAAACCAATTGTCAACAGCGCCGGGGATCCGCTTGAGGGACTGGAGATCGAGGCGAGCGATGCCGCGCTGACACTGACGAAGTGTTATACAAACACCGATTGGTCCTCAATTGCAGCCTCGCAGTCCAACACCGTCAACTCCTCAACTTGGAATGGGTACCCGGCTAGGACTTGGAAGGTCGAGTTTCGCGGCGCGACAAAAAAAGAAATGACTGTATCGGCCACCAGCGGCTCGGCCACCAAGATCTACTGGGAGACCAGCTGGGAGTTTCGCTACCGGGCCGAGACGTGGGATCTGGCACCATGGGACGTAGGGTTCAACCAGCTGGTTGACTCCTCTGGCAGCCCGACGATCTCCGGGTCGAAAAGGGCTTCCGTGGTGGGAGCAGACAAAAAGCCAGTCCGCCAACCCGTGGCCTTATCAAACGGCGTGGCCAAGACCGCCGGCCAGAAACCGGACGTGCTGAACTTCAAGGCGTACAGAGAAACCAACTTCTCCGTATTTGGGACGCCCTCCTGATGGCCAAGCCTCCGCGACAATCAGGGCGGAGCGTGACGTTCACGCCGGCATCGGCCAAGCGGATAGCTCGAGCTGTGCTGGCTCACGAGCGTGGCGGCCGAGACATGGAGCGAACGCAGCTGCGAACGGCCGCCGGCGACGATGCGATTATTCGCGGCACGTTCTCGGCACCGTGGAACAAGGGGTCCACGAAGACTGTCACCGACGCGATCTTGTCGAGCGTCACGTATGGCAGCGTGCAGAACTACTTTGCCAACGTCACCGGCAGCGGAACCAAAGCGTGCGCGATCGCCTACGTTGGCGGTGAGTGGATTCTCATTGCAGCGGAGTGCGGCTAATGCTCGGCGGAAGCTGTGGGCCGTGTTGCGAGACAAAGTGGGTGTGCCAGTGCGATTGCTCTGGCGCTTCCCCATCGGTGGCGTATCCAGCAAGCGTAACAGTTGAAATCAGTGGTGCTCCTGTCTTTTCAAACACACAACGCGGCAACACTTGGACTCTGAATGGAAAATATGAACTGATCGATGCGGTTGCCACCTCTTACGCAGGAAGCTCTTATGGGTTTAGCGACGCTGACGGTGATACCTGTTGTATCTTGGAAACGCAAACTAACCTTTATCAATACACATCCTATCTCTTAGGCAATAATGATCCATTTTTTTCAAACATTTCTTTGAAAGGTCAGAAGCTATTTGTCTCGCACGATTTTCCGTACAAAAGACCTGACAGCAACATCTACTGGGCTAGGGCGGGAGCAAGATACACTTCAGCCAATATGCTTTTGAATGACACCATATGCCGACGACAAACGGCATCTGGAGCGTTAGAAGTATCGTCCCAAGCGACTGCTACGGTTACATATTCTGATAGTCCGCCTGCTAGTCCCAGTGACTTTTCTTTTTCGTGGAAACTGACGTTCCCGGCATAGGACAAAAATGGTTTGCGTTAAAAAGCTTGCTGTGGGCGTCACGCAACAAAGTTTTGCTGGTGAATATGCCACCGAACGAGAGTGCCTTGAGAAATGCAAGATGGGCGCTTGCTGCGTTAACTTGACTTGTTCTGTTGTTCCCTCGTGTGCCTGCGCAAGGGCCGGCGGAGTGTTTTTTGGCGAAGGTGAATCATGCCCGGGAGGAGCTTCACCGTATTTTCGCAATGATTTGTTGTGTTGCTATCCGCTGCGCGAGGGATGCAACGGTGCTGCCCCCAGTGTGCGTGTAATCACAGTAACAGACAGCGTTGGCGCTATAAACCAAGACCAGTGCGTTGTCAACATATCAGGCAGTTATGGCGTAAGTTTACAGCCTCCTTCTCAACTGTACGGTCTACAGGACTGCGGCACGTATGTCGGTGTGGGAAGCGTTTCTGCGTCGTGCTGGCAGTTGCAATATCAGAACGGCGTTGCGCCGCTAGTGTCCTCTGCTGTTTTCTCCATCATTCGCGGGCAGGCATCGTGGCGAGCAACTATTGACACGGCCGACAGGACAGGAACGTTTGCAACAGACGGTCAAAATCAACTTGCCACAGGGTATGGCGGCCCTCCATGCACAGACGCAAACTTCTGGAGCCCTGCTGCCGGGTGCTATTCCGGCAGTGCAACGCTCTACCGATACCGCGGTGGCTCGTCTTCGTCTTCGTGCGCGAGCAAATGGACATCTGTTGGCACAGTCACAATAGGCGAATCTTAAAATGAGTCTCTGTGACCCTCACCCATTGCACCGTGGATGCTTAGTGTGTGGCCGACCGTGTTTTGCTGGCCCGTGCGAGTGCATTCCGCAAGAACAAAAGCCGCCCGATCACGGCCCCGGCACAGAACTCTCCAAGCTCTTGAAACGGTTTGGGATCGAGCCAGCGCCAACCTGCCAATGCCGCGCCAAGGCACAGCAGATGGATCAGTGGGGCTGCGACGAGTGCAGCAAGCCTGAGCGGATTGAAGAGGTCGTTGCCGTCATGCGGGCCGAGGCCGCAGCTCGCGGGCTGCCGTTTCTCGACGTGGCGGGCAGGCTGCTTGTGCGACGGGCGATTGCCAACGCCCGGAGAACCGCCCCCCCAGCGTCTTGATTGAGCGGGTGGGTGTGGCAGGATTTCACCGGTCGCCACCCAGCAAGGACGCAATATGGCCGCCGTCACCGTCTCGCAGCTGCCCGGATCCTTGGACCTGGTCTTCGTGGCCGGCGACGAGTTCAACGTGGCTATCACGCTGGGCCAGAACATCACCGGCTATTCGCTGACCGCCGGAATCTACCCATCTGGAACCAGCGTCTTTTCTGGCGGATCGGCCGTCTCGACTGTGTACAGCCGATCGGGGGCGGACGCCTCGACCTTCGCCACCACCGTGGCGGCCGCCTCGACCGGCACCATCACCATTGGCCTGTCTGAGGCCCAGACGGCCTCACTGACGCCCGGCACGGCGTACCGGTGGTATCTCACGTGGGTGGCCACGGGCGGAGTCACGCGAACCATCCTTTCCGGAAACGTGACTGTCTCAGCCCCATGAGCGACATCAACGTCACCGTCACGAATGCCGGAGCGTCGAACGTCACTGCGACGAGCTCGAGCACGTACACCGCCACCGTTGGCAATGGCGGATCGGTGAACGTCGCTGTCGGCACCGTCTCGCCTGGAAACGCTACGGTCGTTTCTGGCACGCTGGCAATCAACAGCGTGACGACTCTCGCTGCTGGATCGCAGGCGTACGTGAAGAACGACGCCGGCACGGCCTACGCTGCAAAGCTCGATATCGGCATTCCGGCTGGGCCAGCGACGACAGTGTTGATTGGAAGCACTACCACGCTGGATAGCGGCAATGCCACCGTCACCGGAACTACTAGCGGCAGCAACTTGACGCTGGCGTTTGCGATTCCTCGCGGCGCGACGGGTGCCGCTGGCACGAACGGCACGAACGGCACGAACGGCACGAACGGCACGAACGGCACAAACGGCGTCACGCCGACGATCACGGCCAGCGCCACGACGCTTTCTGCTGGCAGCTCCGCAACCGTCACGGCAACGCCCAGCAACGGCGGCGCGAACGTAGCACTGGCGTTTGGTATTCCGCGAGGTGCTGACGGTGCCGCAGGCTCTGGTGGCGGTGCATCGCTCTCTGACGCCACTCCGTCTGCTCTCGGGACGGCATCTGCCGGCAGCAGCACGACTGCCAGCAGAAGCGACCACGTCCATTTACTGCCGTCTCTGTCAACGCTTGGGGCTGCGGCTGCCAGCCACTCACACAACTACGTCACGGCACTCAATAGCCTCACTGGTGCGTTGACGCTGGCGGCTGGCAACAACGTGACGCTGACTGCCAGCGGATCAACAATCACAATTGCGGCAACTGGCAGCGGCGACGTTGATGGAGGCGACTACGTTGGCGTTGTCGGCACGTACGCAGGGGCGCCTACTGGCGTTACTGGCACCGCCAGCGGCACAAGCGTCTCTCTTTCGTGGACTGCACCAACGTCAGACGGTGGCACGGCGATCACTGACTACACGATTCAATATTCGACAAACGGCACGACATACACGACCTTTTCGCGGTCGGCGTCCACGTCCACAACCGAGACTATTACGTCTCTGACGCGAGGGACGGCGTACACGTTTAGGGTCGCCGCCATCAACTCGCTCGGGGCGGGCGCGTTCTCGACGGCGTCTGCGTCAATCACACCTCCTCTGCAAGTCCCAGCCGCACCGTCCGCTGTGACTGCGACGATTGGCGACACTCAGGTGTCGCTGGCATGGGTTGCTCCATCCGACACCGGCGGCACAGCGATTACGGATTACACAGTTCAATATTCAACTAATGGCACAAGCTGGACAACATTTTCTGACGGAGTCGGCGCCGATGCCAGTGCGACCGTTACGGGATTAACCAATGACGTTAGCTATCAGTTCCGAGTTGCAGCGTCCAATACGGTCGGCACCGGGAGTTTCTCATTTGCTAATTCTGGTTCATCGGTAACACCGAAGGCCATTCAGATAGTCCTAACTAATACGTCTACTGGTTATTTCTCTATTGAGCAATCTGGTTTAGGGACTAGCGCAAGCCCTTTTGTTTGTGTTGTCACTTGCACGAGTCAGCCTTCTTCAGGCACCTATAAATCAAACACAGCCACGTTGTCCGTAAGGTTTCCCGGTTACGGAAAGCAAATGGGCTGGGCGGCTTCATGGAGCGGCTCGGCGCAAGCTCGTTTCTATGTTGACGGCTCTTATCAATATCCAAGCAGCGGCAGCGGAACATACGTCTCGTCTAACTCGCCAAAAGGTTCAGCCTCTACTGGCGGTTATTTAAGCCCGGCTTCTGATTACTTAGGATGTGCGCTGTTTGCATTTAACGCTGGCGAACAAATGACTATCACTGCTTACGTGAGTTAACATATGCCATCAAAAATCAAACCAAGGCGATCTTACACCGCGTCGAGCGTGCCGCTCACCAG